GGTTGGCATAACCTGTGCGAGTTTTGACAGAGGGTTTCCGTCATAAGCAACTCCGCTAATATCATTAGCTTTCAACCAATCACAAGCTGCTTTTAAGTCCTGTGTAGTTGCTTCGCCTGCTTTTATACGGGTGAGAAACTCTTTAGTAACTAGATTATGCAACTCATTAAATTGATCTTCAGTTGCTTTTTTGTTCATTATTTTTTAGCTGTTTTAGCTGCACGCCTAAAGTTTGCAGCAGTTGGAGCTCCGGCTTGACCGGGCTTTCTCATCTTTTCGCCAGAACCTTTTCTGATTCTTAGACGTTTGGCGTGGATGTTTGCATAGAGTCCGCGTTTAGCCATCTATCTGTACCCTTTTTTTCCGCCTTTTCCTTTAGAGCCACAAGAGCCCTTGCCTTTATGTGCCATGTTATGGTCCTGTTGTGTAACTAGCTTTTGTTGGGTTCATACCTGAACCTTTTCCATATGGGTTATATGGTTTCTTTTTTTTCTTTTTCTTCATTGCATCCATTAGTCTTTTCTGTACTTCAGGAGGCATTTTTTTCATGTTCAGTTTTAACTGACCAGTTGGTTTTTTCTTTTTATCTCCGTAATGTCCGGGCATAATTAACATTTCCATTTGCGAAGGGCAAGAGCCTTGCGAGTAGGCTTGCCGTTTGGTTTTTTCATTGGTCCTTTTACCCCTGACATACGAGCGCAAAATGATCTTTTGCGAGGACCGCCACCGGGTTGCGGTGCTTTTAAGTTTGAGCCTGTAGCTCTGTTGTATTTTTCCCGACCAGCTTTGGTGAGTCCGCCAGTCCGACTTTTATGTTTGCCGATTTTTAAACTGACGTTTGCCATTAGACGCCTAGTCCTTTTTTAACTATGGCTAATGCTTTATCGTCTAGATCGTTATCTGTTTGTGCCACTAGCTTTTCTAATAGTTCAACTACAAAAGTCTTAAATTTTGGTGACTTAAGTGCAGATAATACGAATGGTTTAAGGATTGCTAACATTTTTCTTAATTAATGATGTGATAGGTACTATGTCGGAACACATGTGATATACACGTGAACCGGGTAGCAGGGTAAAACCCTTTTGTTGTAGTTCTGCACATTTCAATGCGCGAACAAGTTCGTAGTCAAGACGCATCTTTTCTTCTTGACGGGCAGCTATTTGCCTGCATTGTTCTAATCCACGTTTATCAAGTGGAACCATGAAATTGACTTGGAAACCCCAGTTTTCATTTAACTGATAACTAGATGGATATAAATCTCTGGTTTCCTCGTCTGCCGTATATGGATTAACATGGCTTCCCATATAAAAAGGACTGAACGTCATTGTTGATCCATTACATTGAATTGATGGACCATAAGACTGTCGTGAAGATGCTCCATTGTTCTGGAATTGGACAGCCGAATTTGTGACATTTCCCGTCGCGGCTGCAACAGGATTTGCATTATTATTGGTTTCTCCGTCAGCTAATACTGGGCTTACTGTGAGAAGACAGAGAGCGAAGTAGTAGTGGAGTTTATTGTGTAGTTTCTTGTGGTATCCCATTGTTCTACAAGCCCTGCGTCTCTAGTTGTAGTTTCTAAAGTCCAAGGCAGAGTGGTATCAGTAACAGTAAATACTGCATCGCCACCGGCGATACCAGCACTATGCGCTGCTGAAATATTATTTCCTGACCACGTTTTTACTTCAGCTCCGAAGACCTGACGTTGCTCGACCTCGGTTATAACTTGAGTCGTAGTAGTCGTAGAGTTCATACTCCCTGTTGTAAACTGGGGAGTGACAGTATTGGCTCTAGCTATGCTGGGTGATAACAGAGCTAAAAGCAAGATTAATTTTTTCATGCTTTTGGTTTATCTTTCATCGGACATTGAGGTGGTTTACTACTGCCATTTTTACCAGTAGTCAAACCGAATGTTGCCAACGCGCCCGTAAAAACGCTGGCTACGAAAGTGATATCGCTGTTTCCAGACTTCTTCACCATCGGTATATCGACATAGTTCATTGTGATAATGAAACCACTCCAGACAACAACTCCCAGCCTTACTAAAGTTCCTAAAACTTCTAACTGATGTTCTTTTTCTTCACCTATGTCTTTTAGTTTTCCTATTAAGCCTCTTTTCTTTTCTGGCTTATTTTCTTCCATGTTGTTTTAAGTATTGGTTTCATTGCTGTTACAACCCATTTAAAGGCTGCTGTTGCAGTTAAGGTTGCTGCAACTGACACTACAGCAGTGCTAGTTGCAGTTATTAATATCTCGTTTTCAGGTAAAGGCATTTTTAAGTCTGTAAACGGAACGTCTATCTTTCTAATGCCTGTTGCTTCTGGTTCATCAGACGTCTTTACTTCTTTTCCTTTGTGATCTCTTAAATCACTAGGAGGTACCACTAAGGGTACATAGTAAGGAACGTCTGCTGTTGGTAAAGGTATAGATATTGTTTTGTAGTATTGAGCTGGTGGAAGTTCTATAGTGGGTAGTTCCATATAGAACTTAAGTTATACGGAACCCACCAAACCAAGTATTACCTTGTTCAGTATATTCTGAAGTACCTTCGTTGTGCTTTACCACTCCTCTTATAGACTGTCCAGCTTGTAGATATACCATTGTTGTCATGTTTGCAACAACAGTAGCATCCGCAGATGCGTATGTTTGCTTTCCCCATTGTTGAATAAAAGGAGAAGTACCGTTAACAGCAAAACCAACGTATATAAAGTCTCGACTTTGTACGTCATCAATACCAGCACCGACAGTAAGAAAATATAATCCTTCTTGTCCAGATGGCACAGTATAGATACCTGTACTTTCACTCCAACCACTAGTACTTACTGGGTGACTACCAAGATTTTTAATAGTAGTCCATGTATTATTTGCAACAGTATGGTGCGTATCTTGTTCACCAAAAAAAGCAATGGGAGCACTGGTTTTTAAGAATCCAGTTAATGCAGCACCAGTACTTGAAGTTTCAAATTTTTTTGCACCATTGTAATGTAATTCAACTTGACCAGTAGGTATAGCGTGAATCATGTGGTTATTACCAGAGGCATCTTCTAGTACATAATTATTATCAGTTCGGACATAATAATTACCAGTAGAATTAGTTATAACTGCGTGTTGTCCACTATGTTTAAATTCTAAATCATTACCAGTTCCAAATCTAATCGTATTGTTATCAGGAATATCTAAGTTATTAGATAGCTTATCTCCTGTAACTGCGTCATCTGCAATCTTTGCTGTAGTTACACCACCGTCTGCAATCTTATCTGTAGTAACTGCATTATTGCTTAGATCAGTAGCTGCAATAGTTCCATTAAAAATCAGATCAGACGTAATACTACCCGTTTGAATCATAGGAGTAGTAATAGAATCGTTAGCTATTTTTGCCTGAGTAACTGCATCATCTGCAATTTTAGCTGTTGTAATTCCATCATCTGGAATTTTAGCTGTTGTAACTGCGTTATCTGCAATCTTAGCTGTAGTAACTGCGTCATTAGCAATAGTCAAAGCCGTAGATCCAGTTACATCGCCAGTGTGTGTAGCGTTGGTAGTCTTTGCTGTGTTTGCTGTTATAGCTGCTACAACAGAGTTAGCTAACTTGTCATTGTTTACTGCATCATCTGCAATCTTTGCTGTAGTTACACCACCGTCTGCTAACGCACCAGTAATGTAAAGTACACCATTCATACTAGCGTGACTGGTGCATTGATAATACAAAACATCAGGAGCATCATGTTGTACTTCGACAATTACTGTTCCAGTACCACCGTTGTTAGTTACGCCAGTGCTGTATACAGTACCGCTTCCTCCAGATGTACTTTGAATACGTATAGGATGACCACCTGAGCCATTTTCAAATCTATACGTTTTTCCTCTTGTAAGGTAAAGGGTAGGGTTGTTGACAGTACCATCCAACCCTTCTCCTTGAAATGTGTAGGCACTATTACCACTAGCACCTATTGTAAAAACTCGATCTAACGCATCTGCATCTAGACCAGCTCTTTTGACTTGTGTTAATCCCATTATTTAGACCCCCAAGGTTTACCCGATGCAAGGTTGGGTATGTCATCACAAGATTTTTCTATTTTTGCAACTAGGTCTGCACCCATTTTTGTCTTGCACCAAGCTAATACAGTTGCTTCGTCTAATTTTTCGTAATCTATAAATTCATTTGGTAATGTCTCAGGTTTATCCATAAAATCTACTTCATAGCCATTGGAACACACTACTTTGTCGCCATCCATTGCTTTGCAAGTAACTGATATTGCATAAACATAACCATCTATTTTATTACGGGTCATGTCGTCGACTGACCATACTTTTGTTGTTGCCATAATTTAAATTTTGATCATGTATGTCATTGCCACGTTTCTTGGTCTTACGTGTGTTGCGTCTGGAATTATTCGTGTAGAATCTAATTCAATGTAGAAATAGTTACCATAAACGTTATTTATTAATGTTCTCCAAGAAGAGGCACTATTACCAACAAAGGGGTTTGTATAACCTGAAACGGCTGAAACGCTCATTCTAGATCCACCGTGAACGTCATAGAACATACCTTTTAAAGCTGGTATACCATGGTCTTGGAATGAACCATTAGCTCTACTACTATCAATGCCTCTTCCGTTATCAAGACCTCTTATAAACTCACCTCGTAATTCTGGTAAGTTAAAGGTTGAAGAACCATCACCAGCACCATAGGTTGTACCTATCGCAGCAAATAAAGCAGCATAGCTAGTTCTTGATATAGCAGTTCCATTACATATAAGCCAACCTGAAGGAGCTGTAGTTTGTGCAAAAGCCATAACTGCTCCAGCCGGTATGCCAGCCGGAATACTTACAGCGTTTGTGCTTGCTGCTGTAATACGCCCTTGTGTATTAATAGTAAGAGCAGGAATTGCTGATGCAGTTCCGTAAGTACCAGCAGTTACACCTGTATGAGATAGTTTAGAATCATTTACCGCATCATCTGCAATCTTATCTGCGGTTATTGAGTCATTTGCAAACTGTGCCGTTACTAGTTGATTAGAATTTAATAATGTTTTGATTTCTGCTGCTGTTTGATCGTCTTTAGCATTTGTTTCTACGGTATCTAATTTAGTTCCGTCAGCAGCTACGTCACGACCATCTACTGTGCCTGTTACTGTGATGTTTCCTGTTACGTCAACACCCGAACTAACGTCTAGGTTGCCAGTTATAGCTGTACCAGATGAGTTAACAACTAGTTTTTGAGCATTAGCAACACGCAAATCACAGCCATTATTATTAAAAACAGCGTAATTGTTATTAGGAGATGATGGCTGTTGAAGGCTAATACTACTAGAAGCTATTTTTATACCATTAGCGGAAGTACCCTTAAAAGTGTCATTATTGTTACTGGTTTGCAAGTTTATACCGTCTGTGATTATAGCTTGCGATCCGAAATCAGGTGTAATCTTTGTTCCAGCTATTGCTGCACTTGCGTTTACGTCAGCGTTGACAATACTGCCATCGACAATACTTGCTGAAACAACTGAGTTACTTGCAAGTTGATCTGCACCAACTGCATCATCTGCAATCTTAGCTTGAGTGACTGCATCATCAGCTATTTTTGCAGTTGCAACCGAAGCATTCTGAAGTATAGCTGTTGTGACTGTATTGTTACTTGGTGTACCTATTCCGACTGTTGATCCGAGGGTAGTAATGAAAATATTAGCACCATTAACAGGAGGGGTACTAAATATAATGTCGTTGCCAGATAAAGCAAAACCTTCGCTGGGTTGTGTTGTTCCTGCGTTAGGTTTCTGAATGACTCCATCGACGCTAACAAGAAGTTGTTGTGCACTTGTAGGTGCATTAGATACTGTAAATCTATAAGCTGTTCCATTTGGTGTTGCGCTACCTCCACCTGTAGCAGTTGATAAAGATAATGTAGATATGAAAAAGTTACCAATAGCTGTAGTTTCTTCCCATGCAGAATCTTGACTAGAGTAAACCATAAGTTTACTGTTAGCTGTGTCGTACCATAAGTCACCACCATCTAAAGAAGATGTAGGTGCAGAAGCTGACACTCTGTATCTGTTTGAGAATGAGTTAACTGTTGCACTGATAGCCTGTATATCGGCTGCACTAGCTAATTGTTTGTGGAAGGTATATGTATGTAAAGTTGTAGTAGTCTGAACTTGTAATCCACTGTCAGCAGCTAAATTTGTTTGACGTAAGGTTGCTGGAAAACCAGTAATAGTTACATCGTTACCTGTACCAGCTCCGTTAGTTATAGTTGCTACACCAAATTGGTCAACACTAACTGATGTACCACTACTTAGTTGAGATATTGAAACAACAGTACCAGCACCGTTACTAGGGTCTGGGTTTGTAGCAGGGAAACTTGTTTCGTCAGCAATAGCTACAAAACCACCAAGAGCATTAGTAACTGCAAGTATCTGATCGTTTACAGCTTTTGATGTAGGTATACGAGTATCGCTAGTTCCAGTTAAACTTGTTTCTAATGTAATACCATCAAGCTGGTTTAGTTCTGCTGTTGAAGCTGTAAGAGCTGTAGAGTCAGCAAGAACTGAAGCAGTACCAGATTGCATTGAAGCTAAGGTTGTTAGCTCGGCATCTTGTATCTGTGATGTTGTTACTGAGTTAGCAGCTAATTGATTAGCTTCTAATTTATTAGCAGTTAAAAGTGTTTTTATTTCTGCTGCTGTCTGATCTTGTGTAGCTCCAGCCTCGATACCATTAAGTTTGGTATGGTCTGCATCTGTAAATACATTAGAGTCTGTTGCTGATTCTACAAGAGTTCTTATTTCTGCTGCTGTCTGATCGGCAGTTGCTCCACTCTCTATTCCATCAAGTTTAGCCTTGTCAGCAGCAGACATGCTTCCAGCATTAGAACCAGTAGAAGGTTGTAATTTAGAACCAGATATAGCTGCTGAACTATTAATATCAGCATCAACAATAGTGCCGTCTGCAATCTCAGTAGAAGTAATTGCTCCTGCTTTTATATTTGCTGTAATTATTTTATTTCTATGCTCAACAGCAGCAAATCTACCCATATCATGTATGGCATTAAGATCGGCTGCTCTGATAGATGAACCAGCAGCAAATACGGCTGCTGCTGTATTCACATCTGTTTCTCTATATATATGTACGTTTCCACTTCCTGCTGGAGCTGCTGCTCCAAGAGTAACTGTTGTTCCACTTACGGAGTATTCACCACTACCGGGAGTACCAGTTACATATGTTTGTAGAGTTCCACCAATTCTTACCTTGATGTCACTTGCTTGTAAATATTCAATTGTGATGGCGTAAGAGGTGGCTCCGCCATTTTTAAATTCTTCAGTTGTTTGTACCGCCATTGGTTATCCACCTTTTGTTTTATTTAGGCATGTTTATGATTTTGTCTATCGTGCCTTTGTTTGCTTCTCTGTTTTTTAGTTTTTGATCCCTTTCTGCAACAAGTAGTTTTTGAACATCATTCTCATCTTTAATACTTGCCCAAGCTCGTTTCTTAGCTCGAGTAAATGCTTTTGCAATTCTTTTGTAGTGAGGGAATGATCTTGGTTCTACATCGCTCATACCATTTTTTCTATGCCAGTTCATTTCAGCAATAGATGTTTGTATAGCTTCGTCTTGTGCCATCTCTTCAAACTCAGCTAATAGGTTTTGTTCACCTATTGCTTTCTGAAACATTGATCTAACTTTTGGACTGTCAGATAAATCTGTTCCATCAGGAGCTGAGTATGTAGAGGTTCTCATGTCATAGCCACTATTAAATAAAAGCTCTCTACCGGGTGAATAATCTAAATTAAAGTTGACAGGTGATACCGCATTAAACATACGAGTAACAAAGTCATGATCTTTAATTGGTCTACCAGTAAGAATGTCGTATTTAATAGGTAATGGATCTGCTGCTATGCCTTCTGTTGCTAAGTTTCTATTTCTAATAGAACTTTGTATATCGGAACCTAATTCTCTTGTGTAAGGAGTTAGTACTTTACCAATCTCATTTCTAAGACCAGATAAAGGAATTGTATTGTTCATTAATGAAGCAACAATTCTACTTTGTTGTCCGGGAGCTCCAGAAAATAAATCAACAAATGACTGTAATCCTGCTAAATAAGATTTACTTGTAGCAGTACTAGCTAATGCCATTGCTAATTTAGATAATCTATCTTCAGCCCATTCTTCACCCATTAATTGTTGGTGATCTCCTATATCTCCTACTAATGCAAGTATTTGGTTGTAAGGTTCAAACGCATCATAGTTAACCCAAACATCACCAATTTTTATAGTTCTTGGTTTCCAGCCTGCATCTAACCATGCTTGTCTTTGTTGTCTATCTGTAGGACCATTGCCATGTAAATTACCACTGAGGTATGCCATAGATGCCATACTCAAAGCAGCCGTACCCATAGCTAATCTTCCATTTTGTACAGCTTTAGCATTTAATAAATCTCGTTGAGTATAGATTCCATACTTCTGTAATTCAGGAATAGGAGTCTTTGCCTTAGCTATCATGTTGAACTCCTTAACTAAGAAGTTAAAACCGGGAGTATGTTTAGCTGTAAGTGTTAATCCGTTAATACCAGTTCTTGCAAATAGAAAGAAAGGTCTAGCCCATGGTGCTTCATTAAAAGCATCTGCCATTTTTGCACCAAACCCAGTTAAGTCTTGAGTTAGTGTTGCTTCTTTTTTGGCATACTTAGCCATTTCACTGGTTAAGTTTCCATCTTTATCAAAGATCTGACTATTAAAATTATCTTCCATATCACGGAAGAACTTTTCATCTAAGTTTGCAAAATTAGAATCAGGTAAATTTTCAGCAGCTTTTAGAAATGCTTTTTCTCTAGCTCTAGCTCTACCAATAATTAGACCAAAAGCATCATCAGTTGCTGCCATGATCTTAGTTGAGTAGGTAAGAAGACTACTATCATTAAGTGTTCTAATAGTATTAGCTGTTCTATATATAGCTTTATCAACCATATTTCCTCTCGTTTCAGCCCACTGACCGTGCATAGTCCACTGATTATCTAATTCTGTAGGATCATAAAAACGAGTTTTCATTGTTGAAATATCACCA